CGATTTTTCCACAGGGGTAGGTGGTCGTCGCCCCCTGTGCCTGTCAGGGCGATGCAGTCGGGGAAAATCCGCGTTTTTGGGAAGGGGAAAGGTGCGGGGATACAAGGTGAAGGGTGGGGGGATTTGGGTGGTTGCAATCCGTTCTCTGATGTGCCTATACTGAATACATCGGGATAACGAAAGGGAACAACATGAACACACATCCAGAATGGCTCACCAAGTCAATTGAATTGCGAACTGCAAAAGCAGAAGGCGCAAGTGGCATGAAGCCGCTTGCGGGTCGCTTCATTGTCCAACACACAAGTCGGACTCATCAGTTCACCAATTGGGAAATTGGGGAGACGGTTTGGCTTCACGATGCCAAAGAGTTTTCTTGGGCAGTTCTTGATGTGACCATGCGTGATGAAAATGGTTGCTGGTTGATTGTCAAGGATGGCTTCGCCACCGCGAAGGCGGCAAAGGAATACGCGAAAGGATTGGTGAAGTAATCATGGCAACCATCAGAACATCAGCAAGGAACATTCAGGTTGGCGACACCATCGTTCAGAGTATTGGTCGCCCGAATTTGACGGTGACCAAAATTGAAGTTGTTGGTTCGGCAATCGCTGAGCGTCGCAAGGTGAAAGGACACAGCAACCCTTTGGCTTGTGCGCCTGTAATCAGCCGAAAAGAACTTCGCGTTTTGCGTTTGCAAACGCGATGCTCATATGACTGCACGACACTTACGGTGCGCGAGGATGCGATGTTCCGAATCATCAACAGGGCAGGTGCGTGATGAAGGTGCGTCGCCCGATTGATGTGGTGCGCCCGTTTGCAACGCAGTTGATTGAACACTTCGCGTCGCAAGGTTTGGTGTGTGAAGTGGGTGGGTCTATGCGTCGGCAATCTGCGATGGTTGGCGATCTGGATATTGTTGTGCGTTGCGCGAGCCTGCATCAGATTGTGTTGCCTGATTGGATTTTGTTTCATCGGTTGGGCGAACAGGTTGCGCAGGGTGGCGTGCTTTTGGCTGATGGTTCTGAATTGACGATTGATGTTTGGTCGGCTACGGAAAAGCAGTGGGGCGCGTTCTTGTGGTACATCACAGGTAGCAAGGAATTGAATGTGAAGATGCGTCGGATGGCTTCGGATGCTGGTTTGAAGTTGTCGCAGTTTGGTTTGTTTCGTGGTGATGTGCAAATTGATGATGGCACGGAAGAAGGTGTGGCGGCGGCTTTGGGTATGGATTGGATTGATCCAACTGCCCGAAGTTTGGGTGTGCGTCAGGATGCTGTTCGTTCGTTTGTTGTTCCTTCGTCATCTGGTCAGGGTTCGTATGTTGTGAAAGAAACCGAACGCGGTTGGGTGTGTGATTGCCCGCATCATAAGTATCGTCATGCGGAATGCAAGCACATCAAATCGGTTCGCGTGTGATGTGCCCCCTACGGGAACGGTGCGGGCAATTCCGCTTGCCTGCACCGTTCTTGGTAGGGATGTGGTTCAATGTATTGCGGAAAAGGATGTGATGTGATGGGCGGCAAAGGCTCAGGTCGGAAAGCGAAACCTGTGGAACAACATATTCGTTTGGGCAATCCGTCTAAGAAGAAGTTGCCTACGAAACAGGAACTTGCGAAGATTGTCGGGCTTCCTACTGCGGTGATCCCTGAACCGCATCGCCCGCTTGGGCAGACGGGTCGCGGATTGTGGGAACAAATCTGGTCATCGGGTGCAGGCTGGTTATCGCGTGGCATGGATGCCGAAGTGGTGTTGCTGGTTTGCGAAGCATCGGATGAACGCACCCGACTTCGTGTGAAGTTACAACAGCAACCCGATGCGTGGCGTGATAGGCGTGCGTTGCGCGAATTGGAAAGGCAAATCATTTCTTTGCTTTCGCTCATCGGTTTTTCGCCAGCAGATCGCGCTTCGCTTGTGACGGGTACGCCGCAGGGCGGGAACTTGACGGATTTGCATAAGCGCATCGCGGATAAGCGTGCTACCCGATAAGGCTTGGCAACCCGCCTACTTCACCAAGCGGGTTGATGAAACCAGCGATGGTGATGAATTGATTGCCTTTGCGAATGAGCATTTCAGGGTGTTGAAAGGTTTTCGTGCTGGCGAATCTTTGGATTTTACGGATTGGCAGAAGTGGTTGTTGGGTTCGTTGTTGGAACGACGCAAGGCGGATGGGAAGTTGCGTTATAGGCGTGCGTTGATCGGATTGCCACGCAAACAAGGAAAGTCGCTGATGGGTTCTGCGTTGGCTGTCTATTCAATGGTTGCTGGTGAAGCGGGTTCGGAAATCTATGCGGTGGCATCCGATAAAGACCAAGCGCGAATCATCTTCGGGGAAGCCAAGCAACAAATCTTGTCATCGCCTGTGTTGTCGGCGGAAGCGCGTGTGTTGCGTGATGCGATTGAAATGCCGCGTTTCGGTTCTGTGTTCCGCGTGTTGTCATCGGATTTTCGCGGGCAGGCTGGTTTGAATCCATCGCTTGTGTTGTTTGATGAATTGTGGGCGCAAAAGTCAAGCGATTTGTTTGAACAGATGGTGCAGGGTTCGGGCAACCGTCTTGAACCTTTGATTGTCAGCATCACTACTGCGGGCTATGACTTGGACACGCTTGCGGGGCAGATGTATCAATACGGGAAACGGGTTGCGGCTGGCGAAGTGGATGATGCATCGTTTGGCTTCTGGTGGTGGGAAGCGGATAGTGATTGCAAGATTGATGACCCGCGCCAATGGCGCAAAGCGAACCCGAACATTGCGGAAGGATTGATGAGCGAAGAAGATTTGCAAACTGCGGTGAAGGCTTCGTTTGAAGGTTCGGAAATGTCTGTGCGTCGCTGGCGTTTGAATCAGTGGGTTCGTTCACAGGAAAGTTGGTTGCCTGTCGGCGCGTGGGAACAATGCAGGTCGGATTTGGATTTGGATGCTGATCTTCCTGTTTGGGTGGGGATTGATATGGCTTTGAAGCATGACAGCATCGCGGTGGTGATTGCTCAACCGCAGGATGAAAAGGTTGTGGTGCGTTCTAAGATTTGGCAACCGAAGGATGAAGGGGTTGATGTTGCTGATGTGGAACATTATTTGCGGCAACTGCATCAGACTTATGATGTTCGCGAATTCGCGTTTGACCCCGCCTATTTTCAACGGTCAGCAGAACAACTTGCGGATGAAGGATTGCGCATGGTGGAATTTCCGCAGAACGGACAACGCATGATTCCCGCGTGCGGGCAAGCGTATGAACTAATTGTTGCTGGCAAGGTTGCGCACGATGGTTCACCAACTTTCACTGATCAGGTTCTTTCCGCCGCACAACGCATGACCGATAACGGTTGGCGGTTGAGCAAAGGAAAAAGCAAACGAAAAATTGACGCTTGTATTGCTATGGTTATAGGGCTAGACAGGGCAACCCGAAAACAAACAGCCATCATTGACAATGCCCCAATGGTGGTGAATGTGTGGACATGAATAACATCTTCAAACAATTCACGCGCAGTCGGGTTACAACCGCGATGGAATTGGTTGGTTTCGTGTTGGTTTCGGTTGGAATCGGGTTCATTTCCCTTCCAATCGCGTTCATTGTGGCGGGCATTCTTCTGATCACAGCAGGGATTATGGCGGCATGAGCATCCTTCGTAAGCGCGAAGCACGCGCACTTCCATCCACGATTGACCCTTACGGTGTCACAGCGCGACCATTCTTCAACAACTATTCAGGCGAAGTGGTCAATGAAGTTACTGCGTTCGCTCATTCGGCTGTTCTTGCCGCAGTTACTTTGCTGGCAGACAGCATTGCGGCGATGCCACTTGAATTGACGCGCACACGCGGCGGGCGCATTGAACGCTTGCCGACACCATCGGTGCTTATCAAACCGAACGATCATCAGACCATGTTTGAATTCGTGCATCAAACGATGGTGACGCTTGCGATTCATGGCAACGCATACATCTATGCGCCGAAAGGAAACAACGGGCTACCGATTGAAATGCGCAACCTGCATCCGCACGAAATCAAGAATGTTGTTTATAACGATTTAGGCGAAGTGATTTACGAAGTTGGTCGCAACCAATTCACGAACAAAGACATTCGCGCAATCCATTGGTTGATTCTTCCGAACCAGAAGCGCGGCATATCACCACTAGAAGCGATGCGCAACACAATCGGAATGGGAATCGCGATGGACAGATTCCTTTCGCAGTTCTACGGTGAAGGCGCAACACCACAATCCGTATTGGAAACGGATCAACCAATCACGACAGACCAAGCCGCAGTTCTTCGTGACACTTGGGAAGAAGCGCATTGGAAGCATCGTCGCCCTGCGGTTCTGTCTGGCGGTTTGAAGTGGCGACCCATCACCACTAGCGCGGCGGATATGGAAATGATTGCGCACCGCGAATCCATCGTGCGCGATATCGCACGCGCTTACCGCATCCCGTTGTTCCTACTCTCTGGCACAGGCGGCGACACGCAGACCTACACCAATGTTGAAAGCACAGGTTTGAACTTCCATCGCTACACATTGCTTGCTTGGCAACGCCGCTTGGAAGATGCCTTTTCTGAGATGTTGCCAATCACGCAACGGGTGCGTTTCAACAGCGACGAATTCACACGCGCAGATTTGATGACCCGCGTAAAGGCACAGCAAACGCAAATTATGGCTGGCACGCTCACGCCGAACGAAGCACGCGAAATTGAAAATCGTGAACCGTATGAAGGCGGCGATCAATTCGTTATGGGTGTTGCTGGAACTGCAATCGCTGGCGTGGAAGGTGGCGACCTGCCGACATTGGGAACAGACCAAGTACCACCTGAACGCAGTTACAGGAACGAAGTAGTTGTGAACCATGCGCCGATGCCGACACCACTTGTGGTGCATGAGACACCGCAGAACATCAGCATTCAATACCCTGAACAGACGGTGAATGTGGAAGCACCGATTGTGAAGTTTGATCCGCAAACCATCAACATCCCCGAAACGGTTGTGAATGTGCAAGTGCCAGAACCGCGCTTTGTTCGTCGCACTGTTGAACGCGATGCCGATGGGCGCGTGTCGGCAATCATTGATGAAAGGATTGATGGCTAATGGCAACAGGAATTTCTGATTATCTTGCTGATGCATTGTTGGATGCGGTTGGTAACAACACTTCATTTGCTGTTGCAACTGTGTATGTGAAACTTCATGTGGGCGACCCGTCAGGAACAGGCACAGCAAACCCTGCGGTAGAAGTGACACGCAAAGCGGTTTCGTTCGCGGCGGCTTCATCTGGTTCGCTTTCATCTGATGCGGCTGTGACTTGGACAAACATCGCTGGTTCAGAAGATGCAACCTTTTTCACCGCATGGGATGCGGCAACTTCTGGCAACTTCCTTTTCTCTGGAACGATCACCGCGAACCCGTACACAGCAGGCGACACCTTCACTATTGCTTCTGGCGATTTGACTGTTTCACTAACCATTGCTTCATAAAGTCATCGGGCAGTTTGCGCCATGACCATCAACTATCGGTTCGTTGTTGATACGAACCAATTAGATGATGCCGAAGTTGGGTTAGGCGCACCGTTCATCAATGTGGAACGGTTTGCGTTGGATGCGTCACCACTGAATGATGAAGGCTTCGGTTTGGATGGCGATGCGTCATTCAAGGTTGTTGGTTCTGCGGATAGCGAAGCGGGCGAATTGGTTGCGCAGGCTTCTGCGGAAATCATCATCACAGTTGTTGCGTTGGCTGATGCAACTTTGGGTGGTGTTGATGG